AATACCAGTACCTGCTAAACTAGAAATATTACCGTCAGTTCCTCTAGAAAGATGATTAGCCGCTGTTGCGCCTGCACCTACAGTAACAGTATATGTAACGCCTGCTGTTAAACTTAAGGAAGAGCCAGTAAGGTATCCACCAGCACCACCACCGGCACCGTGATAGGAACCTCCTCCTCCTCCACCGCCTCCAGCAATAACTAAATAATCAATATCAGGAACAGGATCGCCAGCCTCAAGGTGACTAAATCCAAAACCTTGTGCAGAAGCGCCACCAATTGTAGATAAGATAGGCATTATGCAAACTGCGTCTGAGCAGCTAAAACAGTAAACGTAGCATCTGCTGTTTTAATAATTGTAAATGAGTAAGTGTCAATACTATTCGTATTACCAGCAGAAGGTGCAGCGCCTCCCTGCCACTCAGGCGTTACTGAAGAACCATCTATTTGAAAAGTATTCAAGTAGTAAGCTGTTCCTGCCTGCTTCATAAGAACAGCCGTAGTTATACTTTCTCCTGCAGCCATTGTGCTGTTTAAAGTAGTACTGCCATCCCCTCTAAAATTAATTGTTCTGTTTGCTGTTTGATTTACGTTGTAAAAATGAACGGCTTGGCTTAAAAAGTCAAAGTTGATAGTCCCTGATGTAGAGCTATCTACGTTAACTTTTTCTATAATTTCTGCGAGAGAAGTCGTGCCTACTAAAGTAACCTTGGATGTTGCACTAGATGTAACTAAAGTAGAAGCCCCGCTAGTGCCTAATACATTTGGTAAATCAACAGTGTAAGTAGCTGCTGCGCTATGCGCTGGCCCTCTTACTGTTACGCCGTGAGAGTTGGACTCACAGTTGAAGCGGACTGTGCCGGGGTTAGTGTTTCCGTATAGCTCAGTAAAGCCGGTGCCGTTTGGAAACAACTGGATGTTGCCGTTTGTATCAGTTGACTTTACTGCATTAGCATCTATTTGAATATTGTCTACGTTTAAAACACTAAGTGTTGCTAAAGATGCTACTCCTGTATCAGCAATAGTTATGTCGCCTGATACTACATTATCAATCCATTTTGAAGTTGTTGTGTCATAAAATAACAAACCACCGTCAGCAGGAGAAGTAATATTTACATCAGCTAACCCAGCAAGAGTAGCACCGCCTCCTCCCGTCTGTGCATCTACGTATGCTTTAATAGATTGTTGACTAGCAATACCTGTAGCTGAATTACTAGCCATATTGTCTTCGTCTAAAAAAGCTTTACCAGTTAAGATGTTTAACTCAGCAGTTGAAGATGTTATACCATCAAGTGTGTTAAGCTCAGAAGCTGTAGAAGTTACACCATCAAGTATATTTAATTCTGCTGTTGTAGAAGTAACTCCATCTAATATGTTTAGCTCTGCTGTTGTAGAGGTTACACCATCTAAAATATTTAGTTCAGCAGCAGTAGATGTTACTCCATCTAAGATATTTAACTCAGCAGTAGTAGAAGTAACTCCGTCTAATATGTTTAATTCAGCAGTAGTAGAGGTTACACCGTCTAAAATATTTAGCTCTGCTGTTGTAGAAGTTACACCATCAAGTATATTTAATTCAACCGCCGTTGAAGTAATTGCTGTGCCGTTAATAGATAAAGTAGTAAAGTTACCTGTAGCTGCTGTACTGCTTCCAACAGTAGTGCCATCTATAGCACCACCATTAATATCTACTGTAGGAATAACAACAGTACCAGTAAAAGTAGGACCATCTGTGTTTGATTTAGTAGCAATAGCTACTGCAATAGCATTAAACTCTGTATCAAACTCTGAGCCACGGACAACCTTATTGGCATCACCCGTAGGTAAAGAATCTTTAGCAGTAAAATTTGTGGATTTTACATAGTTAGACATAAGGTTTTCCTATCCGTTGTGTCTTTTAGTTAAACACCCTAATTTAAGATGCTTAAATAAAAGGGGGCCGTTGCGACCCCCGTAGAACTTAAGCGTCAGCTAGTGACAGGATAAATCCTGCTTCAGGACGATAGGTTTGAATGCCGTACAAAGTGTCAGCAGTGTACAGAGTAGATAAGTACTCTTGCTTGTACTGAGTCTGCGAACGTACAGCCATTTGCTCTGCAAGAACAAGAGCGTCCTTGTGGAAGAACAAACAACCACGAGTGTCAAGAGTTGAGGCGCTGTTCTGAGCAGCTACTTCAATAACAGGACAGTTAGCAGAAACGTAAACGTCTACACCGTAGAGGTTACCAATCAATCCAGTTTCCACACCACGGCCACCAACAAAGTCAGAGGACACGTATCGCTCAATACCCATGATAGACTTACGCGCAGCAGGTGGAATCACCAAGCAACGATTGTCCATAGGTACGTTAGCATCATCCATCTTCTTGATAGCTTCGCGGAAACCAAGATCAGTAAAGTTATCACCAGCAGTTACTGTGTCAGTTGCGTAAGCAGCAAGACCAGCAGCAGCATTAAAGTAATAACTGTTAGTGTTAACCCAGTTTGCACCAGTGTTAGCAGGAGTAGTAGTACGAGTACCATCACCAAAGCCAGTAGCTGCATTCATCAGGTCAGTGTCAACCGTTACAGCCAATTGATAGCCAGCATCTTCAGTGTAGAACTGACGCAGAGAGGACAGTGCCTGTACTTCTACGATATCTTCGATAAAGCGTGAGTACTCAAAATGTCGATCAATAGTGATCTGCAATTCAGTCTCAGTGTTTGCTTGGATAGTAACAGCAGTGTCAGCTACCTTTGCATTTGCTTCACCACGAATGGGCTTAGGTACGTGAATCAAGTCACCCTTCTTTCCTGTCATAGATAAACGCTTGACAAGAGGTGCCATCTTTAAGTTCTTTTGGAAAGCAGCAATAATCTCGTCACTCCAAATCTCTGGAATAAACTTGTCTGCTGCTGTTTTGTTGACGATTGACCCGCCGCCAACTGTACCGGGATACGCTTGTTCAGCCATTGTATTTCTCCTTTAGGCTACTTGACCCTCCTTTCCGCATAAGCTGCCATTATTTCAGGCTGTAGTGCCATGTAGCGGTCAGGGTCTTCTTTCATAAGTTTAATTAAGTCAGCACGACGATAAATTTTCTTACGAGATCCTTCTGATGTTCCACGAGCGTTGCCTGTGTTTGCAGACTGTACCGCACTCTTACGAGCTACCTTTTCAGCTTGCGCTGTCTGTTGGACTACTTGGTTACGTTCTTTCCAGTTACTAAATAGTTCATCAGCGGCATCATAATCATACTTTTGGTCAGCATGTACAAACAAATTTGTTCGGACTTTAGACCCCTTGATCCACTCAGCAAACTTAGGGTCTTGCAAAATACGTTCCATTTCTGGATGCTTAGATTTAAGCTGTGCAAGAGTAGCCTGTTGTTTGTATTGTTGTGTATAAGCTTGTGCTTCTTTTATCTTAGGGTGGTTGTCTATAGCTCGGTTAACAGCAGTTGTAGGATCTACAAAGAAATCTGTATCATCTTCTTGTTGCTGTTGTTGAGGTGCTGGTTGGTTAATAAGTTGTGTCTGAATGTGGTCATCAACAACTTTTCGTAACTCTCCAACTTCCGTACTCTGCTTGCCAGTAAATCTTTCAAGCTCTTGGTGCATCTGCACTAGATCCTCTACTGACTTACCTTGGTACTTTTCTGGAAGTGTAGATTCTGCTTGAGGTTGCTCCTCTGGAGTCTCTACAGTATCTTCTGTGTCGAGTTGATCTGTTGCTTCTAACTCTTCTTCTGGACGCTCATCAATTAGTGTTGCTCTTGACATAATATAAACTTACCCCGCCTTATTAGGTTGTGGAGAAATATAATAGGAGTTGCCCCGGTTAGGATTCCTTACTAGTCTGTCCTGCGTTCTCGTGTTCACGTACCCACTTCATGTGCCTACCGGGAAAGTCCCCAGAGGCACCGTCAAGTATGTGACGAGTAGCAGAAACAATCTTTGTAGCATTAGCACCACAATCGCACCTACTGATTGTCGTGTCTTTTTCTACAAATTCTTCAAAAATATGTCCATTAGTACAACGAAACTCAAATACTTTAATCATCGTCTTCAGTCTTATTAGCTTCTTCGTAGTTAGTAGTAACGATGGTTTCCATGTTGATTAAGTGGGCTAATACGTTTAGTTGTCCCTTACGGAAGTACATATCGTTAGCATCTTTAGTTGATTCTATGCTATTAATGTTGTTAGCGTTGTTAGTAAATTCACTCGTAAGTTGCTTCCAACCGTCTGTCATAAAAAGACTAAAGTAATTGTCGTAGTACACTTGTGTTTCTTGATCCACTTGAGGCCCCTTAGGTTGTCTCTAGTTAATAGGATATACCTTAGTATACTCTATATTATATCATACTTTTACTCAAAAGTCAAGCTATTTTTAATGTTATTTTTACCGCTTCTTAGCTGTCTTAGCTGCTTTTTTAAAGGCAGAGGCCTTAGGCGCACCTTTAGACCCCGGTTTACGCATTTTTTCACCTGAACCAGCAGCAATACGCTTACGTTTAGCATTAATGTTGCTATACAATCCACGTTTAGCCATTTTAGTAACCTTTAGCCTTTTTTACTTTCTTTCCTGTCTTTTTAGCAGCAGCTTTGGCTTTTGCTTTACCTTTAGCTGTATAAGGGAACTTCTTTTTTCCGACCATTGGCATAGCTATCTCCTCACCATTTCGATTTATTTGCCCAGTAAGCCGCAGACATTTTGCCTTTGGCTATGTTTTTAGCATGACGAGCCTTAAACGACTTACGCCTTGCCTTTTCTTTAGTAGTGCTAGGATTTTTACCCGCACCACTAACTCCTTGTTGTCCGTAACGTATAGTCTTTACTTTATCGCCTTCCTTAGCTACAACTACGTGAGACTTCTTAGGATGATTAGGAGTCCTCTTTGGTTTGTTGAACCCGCTTACTCCCGCCCTTGCTAACCTTGGATCCTTTTTGCTCATTGAGTTGGTCCTCTAGATTCTTGACCCGGCTCTCCAGTAAGTCCAATTTGTCTAGGTGGCTGCTGAACGCTTGGTTGATTTGGTCTAGGAACTTGTTGATTTCTGTTTGTGTCATTAGCATTAGAACGCTTTCCTTCTATTTCAACTTCTTTTAGTAAAGAATCTGCAACTTTAAGCCTACGCTCAAATTCTTTGTCGTCGCTGTCACCAATTTGTAAATTTCTAGTTAGGGCGTTAATCTTGTCGATTTCTACTTCTTGAGGTGCAAGTTGTGTTTCTACAGAAAGCTTACCTGCTCTAGCTTCAGACTCAGCAGCCTGTGCATTGAGAGCATTAGTCTGACTCTGCTGGAACTGCATCTGTGTCTGTTGAGACATCATAGCCATTTGTTGTGCCTGTGGATCAGGCTGTCCAGCTTGTGATAGTGCTGCAATTAACTCTTCACGATTACTCAGGTTCATGTTGTCAATAATGCTTTGTATCAACACAGGGTACAGAGGACTGTCTTGCTTCATTGTCTGCAAGAGTTGTACCAACTGTGTAACCTCGTACTCCCTAGCAATAATGCCTAGAGTAGACGTAGCAATAAACTTGTAGTCAGACACTGGATAATTGTCAGGATCAAACTGCATATACCTGTGAGCAGCCTTAGTAACAAAAGGCATAAGGAAAGATTGTTGAAAGTTTATAAGAGTGCGTTTATGACGCTTGATAATAGCACCAAGAGACATACTGATCCCAGCAGCAGTAGCCTCGCCATTAACCTGTCCTGCGATACCTGCGGAGTCAACGGCTCCAGTAGCCTGTTGTACCATGCCTTGGAGGGCTTGAGCCTGTGCAAACGTAATCTGACCAACTTGACCAAAGTTAAACGGTTGTAGTACTTCACGCGGATCTCCGTTAGTTAGGATCATCTTACCGGGGCGTACTTCTGGTTTAGCCCCTCTAGGAAGCCGTGTAGCGTCAATAGCGAGCATTGGGTGGATAGTAAGGGCTAGAGCATCAATACGAGCGCGTAGCTCTGTATCAAGCGCCTTCTGGCTGTTATAGCCTTTCTCACAAACACCACGACCCCAGAACCTTGATGGTACTACATCCCAAGGAAAAGCAACTACAGGACGATCCTGCATCATGTAAGGGTTAGCTTCAGCCTTGAGAAGCGTACCACCGTTAGCAATGACTACGACAGCCTCGACGTACTTACTGTCTTCTTCTACGTCTACTCCTTCTTCTTCTAGTAGTTCTCGTGGTACAAGTCCATAGTATTTAGTTAGCCTAACTTTGTCATCGTGGTACACAGATAAGTCTTGATCTGGCTCTAGTTCTGAATCAGGAGCAGCAGACTCAAGGTACGCCTCTTTGTACACTCCTTGCTCTTGTAAAAGCTCTACAGAGTGCATAGACACAAACTCATCAATAGCTACACCCATAGCATCTTCAATAGACGTAGCTACAGGGTCAATAAGAAAGTTTTGAGGCATCACTGGCTTTAACTTAACAACCACACGATCCGTAATACTTACGCCTACAGCAGTAAGGTCACCACCCATAACAGGTTCAGTAGACGGTGCCATTTCTTTAATTTCTTCTAGGATGATTTCGCCAATGCCTGTACCAAAAACAGCAGAGTTAATTAAACACTCTGCGACAGCCTTACGTATTTTACAGGATTCAAAGTCCTCTGTTAGCTTGTTGCGTAGATACATTACGTCCTGACGCTCTTGGTCGTTCATGTCATCTTGTATGTCAAACCACTTACCACGACCAAAGGTAGCTTCTTCTAGTTCTGCTACGTTAGACTCTACAGCCTGCTGTAACGCAGGAGAGATAATTCTAGAACGCTCTGACGCTCTTTCAGAGTCAGCAGGATCCCATTGACCTCTCCATAACCTATAGTATTCCTCAAACTTTTGTTCGTAGTTTGACTCATAGTTGTCTCTCCAGTTGTCGCACTTTATCATTACCCACTGTTCTAGTGACTCTTCAATTAAAAGCGGGTCGGGGCTATAAATTTCTTCTGCCATTGTATTTTCCTTAGATTATTGCTACGCTGTAACCAAGTGTAAAAAACACCACAGCAGAAATTGCGTAGATTCCGTATGTATTAAAGGGACGCCAAACACGCTTGGTATTCATAGATTTTACTAGCTCTGCTGGTAAAGGGTTTGTCATTTTAGTAACCTGCTACTATATCTAATATTTCGTGATCGTCAATTTCAAAGTCGTAGTTGTAAGCTACTTTAGCTAATTGATCTATGTATGCTAGTGCGTCAACCAAGTCATCGTGGGTTAGAGGATCAGGGAACTGAAACAGTTGATCCATAAATCTATTGTTCCACTCTGCCTTTCTTAGTTCTATTTGTCCGTTTTCAAACCTTCCTTGCAAAGCCCACATAACCCTGTCGGTCTTCTTCTTGTTACCGTGGGTTAGTTCTTCGACTCTAAAAAATCTCCCGTACTGCTTCATTAAATCTGTCAGGGGACTCATTACAGCCTGCTTTGCTATTCCTCTTTCAATACCAACACTAACGGGTTCGTAATCTCTAACGGCCTGAAATATCTTGGAGGCAGTTTCGTCAAGGCTCCACCTCCCATGTATAATGTTATCAACGTACCAACCATTAGTACCAACTTTAACAACAGCGATTGCAGTCTCATCAAGTTTTGTGTTCTTAGTCCTTTTCTTGTTAACTTCTTCAAAGCCAGCTAAATCAATAGCGATATAGTACTGGGCATCGTCTGGTTCTTCTCCAAAGTGTACCCAATCTTCTTTGAACATTTCTGAGCCTCTTGCTTCAAATGAGGCCATAAACTCTTGTCGGAAGGCGTAACTCGACATTGACTTCTTTGCTGTATCAATTTCGTCAGGGTCGAGGATTGGGTTGTCATAACTGGTAAAGTGCCACCCCTTGTAAGTTTCATCGTCACCTAGCTCCGCAAACTTGTACAACTCGTAAAAGTGATTTCTGCCCATAGGCGTACCTATAAACATTGCTGAACCTTTTTGGTCAGCCAGTGCTGGACGGAGGATCTGCTCCCATACGTCAGGCTTCATGTCTGCGTACTCGTCCATTACAAGAAACTTCAAGGAAACACCACGCATTGTCTCTGGCCTGTCGGCTCCTTTGAGACTAATCATGGCCCCGTTGACCAGCTTGATCTGTAGATTATTGATGTGGGCACCACTAATCACAGGGTTTCCTAGCTCCAAGAGGGTTTGCCACATGATATCACGGGCCTGTCCCTGCGTGGGCGCAACGTAAAAAACTTGACCTTTGTCGGTCTGTAGAGCATTTATGATAAGCATCCATGCAGCTAGGCGTGACTTCCCTGTCCTTCGCCCTGCCGCTACTACCTTGAACCGTGTAGGATCAGAGTAGACTTCTTGCTGCCACGGCAACAGTTGTACATTTAAGTCTGTCAAAGTTTAACCTGCGCAGTTTCTCTGCCATACACCATCAGTAAACGTGTAGCCATTCTGGAAAGGTACGTAAACTTCACACCACTCTGGAGAACCCGGAGTAAGTCCGTCAGCATCAGTCGTTTCTGGCTCTACGTAGTCACGTGTAGGCCAAGGAACTCTTTTACTAAACAAAACATTACCTGTGTTTGTATACTCTTGCTTAATATACATATCATAAGGATGTACAAACACTTTTTCTCCGTTCTTTAGCGTGTACGTAGAACCATCTGGATAGTTAATAACAGTAGGTGTATCAGCAAATGCTGCAAAACTAACAACGCTGGCAAGTAAAGCAGCAACAATAGTAATTACAAATGCAAATGTTTTATCAGTCATGGTTTAGTTTCTCTTAGGTTAAAGTTTGTTT